TCGGACGTGGTCATCCGCTCGATGAGCAGGCCGTAGCCGTCCAGCCGCGACTCCAGACCGCCAATGATGCGAGACGGGATGCCCACTAGGTTGAGAAACTGCTGACCGAGCAGCAGAGGAGTTCCGACAAACGTGTCCATCCCCGCGTTGAGCACGCTCTCTGCGTCGTAGAACGCTCGACTGACGCTGCTCATGGGTTCGGCGAGCGACTGCAGTGCCCCCCGGATCTCCCCCAGCGCCTGCAACATCGAGCTCTTGAGGCCGACACGCTGCGCCATGGTAGCGATGCCCACGACGTCACCGAACGCCTGGGCCGCGGCCACGTCGAAGTCGGCCACCGCCGCTGCAATCTCATTCTCTGCCGAGCGCTGGGCAGACGGATACACGGCGCGCAACGGTGACCAGAACTCGACCTCAACCGCCGCCTGGTTCAACCCACGGACCAGACGGTCGCGACGCTTGATGCTGCCCATCGGCATCGCATCAAAGGTGCCGTACAGCGGATGCTCGAGCCGGCCGATCCCCCCCTCAAGCAGTGCCTTCTCGAACGCCGTGGCCTCGAGATCACACGTAGCGCCCGAGAAGTAGCACCGCAACGGATACCGGCGCGCCCCGCTGCCATGGTCCTGAACGTAGACCCCATCGACACCCGGGAATTGGAACGGCCTCCGGCGCAGGTCGGTGTCGCGCGCGACGTCCTCGAACAAAAACGAAACCCGGATACCGCTCGGCGCAACGTATGCGCCAGGCCGTATCCGGTCTTTCCAGCTCTGACCCTCCGCGCTCGCAAGGGTCCTGCTGCCAGATGAGGAGGCAAGCGTCATCAGAATGCGCCACTTGGCTGGACGCTCACGCGCCCGGCCCCAGTCTTGGGTGGCTTCGTGACTTCTGCCCGGCCGCTCTCGTCACGAATCGTGATCTCGGCCTCGACCTTCTGCGGCTCAGCACGAATGCCAAAGCCCGTGCCTGGAGCCTCTCCTCCACCCTGGGGCTCTGGCACCCGTTCGGCCGCCCGAGCCCGGGCCTGCTCGTTCATCGTGTTGTCTACCGCCTGGTACAGGCCCTGTCCCAACGCGACCTTCTCAGCCACGGCCCAAATGTTTCCCCCCACCTCATCCTTCAGCTTCTTGTACTGATCCCAAGCCGCATACAGCGCACCCAACGCTGCTGTCAGCGCGCCCACAGTTACCAACGTAGCGGTCAGAGAGGCATTGAAGCCCCACGTCGCAGCGGTCGCTTTGCCCGTGGCGACTGCGTAGACACCCGCGACCCCAGCAGCGGCTTTTGCAGCTGCGGCCGAGAGCCCTTGCGCAATGGCCTTTGCCTTTTCCGAGACGGTGTTCGCGACATTCGCTGCCGTCGATTTGGATGTCAGGGCGGTGTACGCCGCAACGAGCCCGCGCCCGATCTTCAGGGCTGCGTTCTTCGTGGCCTGCGCCGCAGCATTGGCCTTGGCCGCTACGGTGTCTCTGACGGTCGCAGCGGTCGCAGCAATGGTCGCCCACGTGATCTGGGTCGTAGCGACTTGCCCCAACCAGATAGCGGCAGTGCGCAGCTTTACGGCTGCGGTGTGGACCCCCGTGGAGGCCGCAGCGGCGAGAGTTGCCGCACGCTCGCTCAGCACTGCCGTACGTGCCAGGCGCACAGCAGCAGTGAAGAGTCGCACCGCGCCCGAACACACGCTTAGCACGCCCTGGAAGAGGGTCACCGCGACGCTCGTGATCTTCACCGCAATGCTGAACGCATACAGCGTTGCAATTCCCGTCGCGATGCGCTTCGTCCACTTCACGATCTCGGGCAGATTGTCCTTGAACTTCTCGACCCACTCCGACACCTTCTGCACGATCAGGTCTTCGTTCTTGCCGACCCAATCGGTCATTCCCTGCACGACACCGCGAAGCGGGCCGCCCTCGGTCTTGAAAAGTTTCACCTTCAGTCCGTCGACGGCCGACTGCAGCAGCGTGATGTCACCCTTCAGGGTGTCCATCTTGGTGTCGGCCACCTGCTGGGCGGTACCCTTGGCCTGACGCAGCCCGCTCACGAGGTCGGTGAGCTTGCCCTTCTTCGCCAGGTCCTGGAGGTTGAGGGCCGCCTTCTGGCCGCGCAGCCCCACCAGGTCGGCGAACATCGCAACCTGCTCCATGTTGCCGCCGCTTTTCTCCGCCATCGTAGCCATGTTGGCAAGGACCTCGCCAAACGTGAGCATGTTGCCCTTCGCGTTCTGGAACGTGACTCCCATCTTCCGGAGCTTGGACGCCACCGCCCCAGTCGGTTTGGTTAGCTTCGTTAGCATCGTGGCGGTGGCAGTGCCGGCCTGCGACGCATCCATACCGACGTCCTGCAGCAGCGCAACCGCCGCGACCGCTTCCTCGAAGCTCACACCAAGCTGCCGCGCTACCGGGGCGACGTTCTTCATCGACTCGCCCAGACTGCCGATTGTGCTGTTGGTGCTCTGTGACGCCTTGGTCAGCACGTCTGCGACACGTCCGGCTTCGCTTGCCTCGAGCCCCATGCCCTTGAGCACATTCGACACGTGGCTTGCGACCTCCGCCATGTCGAGACCCGATGCCGCCGCTGCACTCAACACCCCCTCGATGCCCTGGAGAATCTCCTGGTTCTTGAAGCCTGCGCGCGCCATGAGCTCCATGCCAGCGGCCACCTCCGCCCCGGTGAACTTGGTTGTCTTGCCGAGTCGCAGCGCCCTCTCCTCAAGAGCCCCGATCTCCCCCCGTGTCTTCCCGGCCACGGCCGCGACATTCGTGATCGCCTGCTCGAAATCCATGCCGGTGCCGATGACGTTCTTCGCCACCGCACCAACGGCAACACCAGCCACGCCAGCAACGACGGCGACTCGGCGCAGGCCAGCAATTGTTGCGTCTGTGAACGCGTTGACGCGCCCCAGGCCGGCCCGCAAGCCGCGGGTCATTCGCATGGCGCGGCTCTCCATCCGCGCCATCGGGCCGGTGAAGCGATCGATTGCCCTGAAGACCGCTTCCAGCTTGAATCGACTGCCGGCCATCGCTCAGTTGCTCGACTTGGTTCGCGCCCGCAACGCGGGACGCATGCCCTCATAGAAGAAAAGGATCTCGTCCAACGTCAGCGTGCGTGCGTCGGGCAGCCCTGGATATTCACTGACGATCGCGAGCAACATCTCGCGATAGACCGGCACCATTGCGTGGCCCTCGGCCGACTCGAAAAGGAACTCATCCCGGCCGGCTCGCACGAGCGGCGTGTCGGTCTCTAGCCGAAAAAAAGCAAGGCGATGGCCTGCACAACATCCAGATCGTACTGCGGGAGCTTTGCAAACAGACTCGGATGTTCGCCAGTCATGTCCGCCAGCATCGCGTACATCTTGGCAATGCTGTGGCCCTCCTTGCGCTGATCCGCAGCCATCAGCGTGGCGCCAGTCGGCAGGCGGAACGTGATGGTCTTGTCCGGCAGGGACTCCGGCTTGAACTGAGCCTCTCCCTTCTCGGTGACCACCAGCCTGCCGATCTCGATGGTCTCCACGAAGATGTCTCGAGCCTCTTCGAGGTTCTCCTGCGTATCCTGATCGCGACGCTTGCGTTCGAGGCGACGGGTCAGGTGCATCGCCGTGCAGAACCGCTGGAAGTCCTGCTCCGCAGTTTCTCGATCGACGATGGGGGTCTGTGAGCTTGCCATGGTTCTCTCCTGTTGGATGCCAGCGGCTACTGCCGCTCGAGCTTGCCGGGGCCGCTGAGAGTCACGGGCGCAGTAGTGCTCTGTGACGAGAGCTCGACATTGTCGACGATGGTCCCGCGGCCCTGCCGCACGGTCCCCGAAACGAACTCCAGCGCGATGGGCACGTCTTCGGTGCGCGCCGCTACCTCCCGCAGAAATTCGAGGTCGCCGCGCGACTCGTCGATGACCAGCGCGAGCCCGCTCGCGCTCCACGGCACACGCGTCTTGATCGTGCGCGTGCTGCCGTCGCCGTTGGCCTGGACCTCGTTGGTAAGGCCGCCGATGTTGACCGTAACATCCGCGTCCGCGGCCACGGCAAAGCCGCGCCCGTCGATGGAACAGTTCTGAACGCTGCCGCCTGTGCTCATGAGACGTTTCCTGTGCTGTGCGCGCGAGGCAGAGCTTTCCCGCCCGAGCACGCGCGTCTGGCGCGCCGGTACGGTTCAGCCGTGCCCCCCGCGTGGTGGTGGTCGGTGACTAGGCGGAGGCTCCGCCGAAGTACTTCGAGAACTTCAGCTTGCCGGCGGTGATGCCGACCGCGCCGCTGATGATGGCGGTTACCTCCCAGTCGAGGCGCCGATTGTTCCCGCTGTTGATGCTCGCCGAGATCGACGCCTTCGTCGTGTCCCGATCCGCAATGATCCCCTGGTCGGCGGGGAGGTCGACCATAGCTGCGATGGCCGCCTTTGCGTCGGACGGGTGTCGCGCTCTCGCTGACTTCACGGGTTGCCCATCAGGGATGAGCACCGCGCCGGCCCATGCCTCCGAGTCGAAGACGCCGTCGAGGTTGTAGATGCAGTTTTGCAGCTTGACGATGTCATCGACCCAGCGCCACGCTGGCAGGTCGTCGCCATCGGGTGCGTACATCGTGATCACGTCGCTGAGCACGACCTTCTTGTTGCGGAGCTCCGTGGTGGAACTCCCCGCCTTCAGGATCTGGTCGCGCTGCGTGTGATTCCACTGTTCCGAATCCAGCCCCGGCTCCAGAGTATCCAGCCGCTGCAGCTGATAGCCCGCCTCGGGCTCACTGTTGGCGACCTTGGCGATCCGCGCCACGGCGCGCGCCGCGATGACCGCCGGCAGGTTCGGGCACCCCGCCGCTGGCACCTGAGAGTTGACGTAGTCGTCGGTGCGATCCTTCGTGACCGACGTCGTAGCTGCGACGGTGCCGCCAGTCTTGCCGGTAACGACCACGGCGGGCTTGTGCACGAGTTCTCCCCATCGGCCCTCACCCCAGGTCTGGTAGGCATCGAGCGCGGTGGTGTCGCTGACGTTCAGGCCATTGATGACGAACGTATTCCACTCGTCGCCGATCTGCGCCAGGCCCGCGTCGACGGTCGGGTTCGTCGCGCCTCCGGTTGGCTGCGTGATGGCGAAGGTCAAGTCGCCGAGCTCGTCGATGAGCTCGATCTCGAGATCGTTGCCGCTCTCGCCCTTCCAAGGCGCGGTCACCGTCACGGTCAGTGCAGGCACTGTGATCGTGAAGGTGTCGCCCACTGCAAAGTCGGTTTCGCCATCCGTGAGCTTGCCCGTCAGCCCGCCCTCGTCGAACACTGCTCCCGCCGCACTTGCCACAACGGTCGTTGACACGACCGTGCCGTCGGGGTCGGTCAGGCTGAACGTCCCCGCATTCTCAGAGGCAGCAGTGCACTCCAGCACCCAGTCGCCCGGGATGCAGGTGGTCGTACTCGCCGCGAGCTCGGTCAGCGTGCCGTCGCCGGTATTGCCGGTGTGATCTTCCGCAACCGTGTCATAGGTCCAGCCGATCACGCCAAGCAGGTGCGGAATGGCCTGGCATGCCTGCCCCAGATCCTTGCAGACCGTCGACACGTCGATGGTTCCGCTCGCGATCGCAAACCCCTTCGACTTCACGCCGCCGATCCGTGCGTAGTACGTCTTGGTCTTCGACGCCGTCCCACTCGGCGTGATGTCACCAGCAGCGGCGGTGCCACCATCCTCCAGCATGATCACATCGACCGGGATCGAGCCGACGCCATCCCCGTTGGCCGGCCTCAGCTCACGCATGATGGCGTATGCCGGACCACGGAACCCCGACTTCTGGCCGACCTGCAGCGCTGACTCGGCCTGGTACTTCGTGGTGGAGTACCCCGCCGACGTCGTGTCGCCCTGCGCGATCACTGCGATGCGCTGCGGCAGGAGCCGCGTGACACCAGTGGTGGGGGGAACGTAGCTGGTCTCCATCGCGTTGGTGCGGGCTCGTACTGATGCGTCGACCATGGTGTGGTGTCCTTTACGGTGGCTGTGGGCGCACGCGTCCGACGAGCCGGGTCGCCGGCGCCGATGCCCCGTGAGTTGTTGGGTCTGCTACGACCCGAAAGCCTGCGTGTGTCTCAGGAAGACTTCGCCGCTGTCTCCGTTGCGAACAACACCGGAGGTCTGTTCGCAGGGCTGCCCCTCGACCTGTGGCGATGTCTCACTGAACGACACGGCGAGCAGCAACCTGTAGGCGCGCACATGCTGCACAAAGCGCTCTTCCAGCTCGGCGGGGAACCGGTCGACGCTCTCCACGAAGCGCGCGCCAACCGTGCCCGTGAGCCCCAGCCGTGTGTAGTGCGCAGCCATCAGGATGCGTCGAGCCAAACGTGCGGCGCGCAGTCCCTCACTCAGGGCTTTGGCATCCCCCGGGTCTTGCCCGGCCACGGTCGCTGTCGTCTTGCCATAGCCGTAGCAATCGACTGCAAACCGTGCATCAGCGTGGAATTTCTCAAACGTATCGCTCTTGGCCCGGTCGAAATCCTCGCGCTGAAACGCGACGCTGACAAGCGGTGTGGCGTCAACGTGTGCCTGGTCAGGAGCGGATTCCCAGACCTGCCAGGGGTTGGTGCGCTCGGTGAACACCCGCAGCTTCCACTGCGCTGGGTCGTAGGTGGTGACCGCGATGACGTCGGCAGTCTGCCAAGGCGTGTCGCGATCGGTGACCTCGAGGGTCATCCCGAGATCACCGAAGACCAGGGCGTCGTCGGCCGCGCTGCTGGTGAAGCTATCGGTCGAACCGTCCGGGGCCTCTGCGGTCCATTCCCCGACGCCATCGACCAGGGTACCTGCCGTGACGGTGTAGACGCCAACCTGCGACAACACCGCGGTGGACCGCGCAGTGTAGTCGCTGTCGCCGGCTCGCGTATACGAGACGACGCCTTTGGTCGCCAGAACCTGCTGCTCTGCGGACTCAGCCAGCAAGATCGCTGCGATCTGGTCGCGTACGATCTCGCAGCGGTCCTGCCCCGTCATCAGGGCTGTGATCTGAGCCGTCACGTCGGGTCATACCCTTCAAGCATGCAGGTCACGACACCGATGGTCCGGTCGTGAAACGCCCGGCCCACCGCAAAGTCATGTGTCGTGCCCTCGACGTCCGCCACGGTGATCCGCCACGGCTTGGACGCCGTCTCTGCAATGCCCACCGGTACCCCCATGCCTGCGGCCGTCAGAGAAGCGACACGGAGCGTCACCGTGGCCTGGCGGCCCGAGACCATGGTGTCGGTCTCGGGGTCGATGAGCGCGCCGACGTCGGCAGCAAGACCAGTCAGCTCCGCGCTCGCGCCATCTGGGTCGGTGACGATGACGGCTACGCCATCGCCCTCGACAGTGGTGGCGAGATCAGCCGCTGCGACGCTTCGCAGGTCCACGGGTACGGCCCTCGGCGCGCTTCAGGACGGCGCCGGATCGCACCAGCTTGTCGAGCTCTGCCTGTCCACCCACGAACTCGGGCCGCACTTCGGCGCCCTCCTGCAGCAGGCCGAAGCGGCACTGCAGGGTCTTCCGGATTGCCACCTCGTAGGGGTACCGCATGCGGCCGCGGTAATCGTTCCGGTTGGCATTGAGCGCTTCCAGCTTGCGGGTCGCGGCTTCCTCTGCGATCTTCTGCTCGCGGTTCACGCGTTCCTCCTCGAGGATCTGCAGCTCCAGCTCCATCTCCTCGACGAGCTTGCCGAGTTGAGTGACGCTTGTTCGCTCGTCGACGACGATCTCGCGCTTGAGCTGCCTGGCCAGGCCCTTGGCACGGTCCAGCAGATCACTATGACGGGACATGTTTCCTCCATCACCCCGGGGCACTGTTGTACCCCGGGGCCTTGTGGCGAGTGGCTGGTCGCAGCTGCTGCTACGGGGTGACGTCGATGCAGGCGAAGCTGTCGATGGCCTTCGCGATCGGCAGGACGCGCGTACCGGCGCAGATGACGAGGGTTTGCGCATCGGGGGAGAAGTAGGCGTACATCGTCAGCCCGAAGCCACGGTCGGAGAAGTTCATCTGCCGCGGCAGGAACGGGATGGCGCGGGTGTCGCGAGCCTGCTCGAAGTAGTCGATCTCGCCGAACGTCAGCTCGAGCCCACCGGGCACGGGGTCCCGAATGACGACCTTCTCGCTGTCGAGGTACCTGGTGGAGGCACCGCCGTTCGGGGCCTTGTAGGTCCCGTTGTAGACGAAGCAGTCATACGGGTTCTCGTTGATCATGAACCGACCCATGTGGATCGCCCCTGCGGGCGTCGGCGCTGGGTTGATGTCCACGGTGTTGATCCGGCGGAAGTTCGCCTGGTCCTTCACGTCCGAGTTCGCAATGAAGCGTTGCCATGCGCTCGAGCCGTAGTATGCCTCGGTCGGGTTGTAGCCACGCGCCCGCACGTTGCCATCGAGCGTCTGCATGTCGCTCAGCGGATTGCCCGTGCTCCCGTCTTCCGCCCACTCGGTGTCCGTGGTGACGATCAGATCACCACTGGCCAGCGTGCCGGTGGCGTCCAGCGGGAAGAAGTTGTACGGCCCGGCGACCGTGTCGCCATTCTCGTCCGTCGCGGTAAGCGTCCCCGTGGTCAGGATTTGCGCGCAGAATTGCTCCGTCGCGTCGCGGATCATCGTCTCGATCTTGCGGGCCTCGCGCAACGCGAGCTTGATCGCAGCAGCGTTGGCCGCCGGGCTCTCGTAGGGGCTCTGACCCGCCATGCGCTTCTTGATCTCGTGCGCACCGATGCGGGCCTCGTACTTGAAGGTGATCGGCTCCAGAGACTGGTTCTGGTACTTCTTCACTTCCACGAGCCGGGGACCGGCGGCCCGATTCGGCACCGCCACGGCGATGTCCTGGCCCTGCCGGACGATGTCGAACTCGACGTTGTGATCGTCGTGGAAGTTCTGGGGCGGCGTCTCGAATTTGCTCGAGAAGAAACGAGGGCGCTCGAGCTGCTGCTCGTAGACTCGCAGAATGCGAGTGGTGTCGGTTCCGGACATGGTCTTTTCCCTTCGGTGGTGCTGTTCGAGGACGCACCTCCGCGGCCCCGCGCAGAGACCGCGGGTGAAGGCAGCGCCCTATCTAGTTGTCGTGCGGGCCTACCCCCGGCCCATAGGGGGCGCGGCGTCACTCCGTCGCCGGGAACACCGCGCCAGGATGATGGTCAGTGGCTCACGTGGAGTTGTTGACGGTCGAGAGATCGTCCTGATCCACGGCGTAGATCCCGCTCTGCTTCAGGAGGTTGACGTGGACGTCGGAGACCGTGGTCCCGTCGTCGATGACGAGGCGGTTCTTGTTGACCCGGCCGCCGGTGATCATGCTGGCCGCCAGATCGCTGCCAGCCACGGTCTGGGCGTAGGGCAAGACACCCACCGGGGTCTGCGCTCCGCCGCTGCCATCGGGATCGTAGATCACGACGTCGCCGTCAGCCGCCACGGTGGCCTTGATGACATCGCCGGTGTCGAATTCGGTGCCGCTGCCAGGGTCCGAAATCGTCAGCTTCAACCCCATGGCCGTAAAGACCAAGTCGTCCGTGTTGGCCAGGGTCGTGAAGGCTTCGGTGTTCCCGTCGGGGTCCGAGCAGGTCCAGCGACCCACCCCGGACGACAGTGTGCCGGCGGTCACGGTGTAGTCGCCTGCCTTCAGCGTCTTGCGCTTCAGGGAGCTGCCCACCGCCGTGAAGGTACTGCTGCCCTGGCGCGTGTACGCGATGCTGATGGTGTCCGACACGTCCTTGCGCGCGAGCAGGGTGCCCTTGGCGTAGGTATCGGAGCCGGGCGATTGCAGGATCACGCTCTGGTAGACATTGTCGCCCAGCGCGACCTGACCGAGATCGACTTCAGTTGCGGTCATGATTCATGTTCCCTTTCGTCGTTGTGCTGGCGACGGGCCTACAGACCCATGCTCTTCTCGAGGATGCTGGCAACCTGGTCGCCGGCATCGGGGGTCTCGTTCGCCGGGGCAGCGCCGGTGAGCGCGGCTTCGGCGACCTGATTGTCGGCGACACGCGCCGCCTGGTCGTCGCGCTTCCGACCGGCCGTGTCGTACTTGGCCTTGAGCGTCTCCGTCATCTCGGAGCCGTTTTCGACGCACTCGAGTGCGAGGTCCAGCGCACCACATGCCTGGCCGCGCACCAGATGAGCGGAGACTCGGTCACGTTCCTGCTTCAGGCCCTCGGCCTGGCCAGCCGCGAAGCCTTCCTTGCGGCCCTCTTCCTTGATTGCCGCGTACAGCTCAGGGTGGTCGTTCTTCAGCGTCTGCAGATCCATTTTTCTGCCTTTCGGTTTGGCGGCGCCACCGTCGGGGGCGGGTGCCGCGTTCGTAGTGGGTGCCGCGGAGGATCCCGCGGCGGCTTGCCCTGCAGGCGATTCCCCTGCGGTGGCGTCTGGTGTGGACGATGATTCGGCGCTCGCGCGCGGAACGGCCTTCAGCGCGGCGCGCTGGATCCGATCGACCATGCCGCGCTTCTTCGCTTCCACCGCAGTGAGCAGGCCACCCTGGCCGAAATTCGCGTTGACGTTGGCCTTGGTGGTCCCTCTCCCCTTGGCGATGGCGTCGACGAAGATGTCGTGCACCGCGTCGAGCTCCTCTCGCACCATGGCTTTGCCCTCCTCGGTGCGTACATCGGGGCGCTTTTTGGGGGCGTCCGTGCTGGCAATGTCGACAACCTCATCAAGTGCCCAGAACGATGAAGCCACGCCAATACTGCCGACCTCCGTCGCGCCAGTCGTCGCCATGATGCGGCCACCACGTGCCGCGATGGCGTAGGCCGCACTGGCTGCAAACGAGGTCAACACACTGACAGGCTTCGCGGTGTCGTCGAGTGCGCCCAGGGTCTCGAAGAGACCCGCCACGGTCCCGCCAGGCGAGTTGACCCGCAACTCGATGCGCTTCACCGACGGGTCAGCGTCGGCCATCGCCAGGGCCTGCTGGATCGACTGATAGGTCGTGTTGGCGTAGCCCATGAGCCACGCAATGAAATCGGGCCTCTCCGTCAGCAATCCCTCCACCTGGATCTGCGCGACATCACCTGCGACCTGCAGGTTGCGCGGACTACGCGCCGCCGACTCGTAGTCGCCGACCGCGGCGGCGAATGCCGCTTGCACATCGGGGCTGGACGCCAGCCCAGCGGAAAGTTTGGCGCGCATCTCACGCGCGACCTCGTCAGCGACCAGCCACTTCATTGCGCCTTGCCTCCGGTCAGGACCGCCAGCGCGATCTCGTCGTTGTCCTTCTCGTCGTCCTGGTCGTCGCCCGGCAGCTGTTCCGCGGGCGCTGCGTCGCCCGGCTTCCCAGACGCGGCGCCTAGCGGCTCCCTAGCCCATGCCAGCAGCTCGTTGTCCTTGCGGAGCTGCTTGGCCAGCGTGGAGAACTTCATCCCGCTGAGCTCACGAGCAGCCCGGCTGCGTGTGATGAACCCATTGTCGACCATGAACTCGTAGGCCCGCACGACCTTGAGCATGTCGGCAGCGGGCTTGATCTGGCCCGCCCAATCGCTCGCGACCCACGCTCCATAGATGTCGTAACGCTCTGGGTCCCGCCATGCGTCGAGCAGACCTGGTGCTTCGATCTTCCCATTCAGCACCTCGCCGATCTGCCATTCCTCGTAGCAAGGCTGACAGACCTGACGCGCGAAGTCGTCGCGGGCGCGCTTCAGGTATAGAGCGAACTCGTTGTTGGCGGCCTGGCTCGCCGAGTAGTTGTGACTGAACGCGAGCTGATAGATTTCCGGCGGAATCTCGAATGCCGCGGCGATGGCCGCCATCATGGTCTCGCGGAACGGCCCGAATTTCTCGTCGGTGCCTTGCGCCGGGAAGCCCTTGGGCTCCTCGCCGGGCTGCAACGTCTCGATGACCATCCCGGGCAGATGCTCCGAAACCTTCACCGATCGTTCCGTACCGGTGGAATCGACCATCGTCTCGGTGTTGCGCCGCACGGCGCCCCCACCGCCGCCGCTCGTGAATGGCGTCGTAGGAATCCCCGGTTGCTCGCGCCGAATGAACATGGCGAGCATGGCGTTCAACTCGGCCTTACGCAATGCCGCGTCTCTGTAGCGATCGATCTCCTTGAGATTCTGCAGCGCCAACGACAACAGCGGCTCGCCGCGCACATCATCGAAACGCTTGTCCCCGCCGTACACCAGCCAAGCGACGCGGCGCCCGGAGCGTGGTCCATACGCCGGCAGCCGGCGCGAAGTGCCGTCTTCCTGCCGCACGTGATACGCGACTTGCCGGCCCTGCTTGTCGAACTCCACACCATGCCGTACATCGGGCTTGCGCCCGAAGGCATGCTCGAGTGGGGTTTGGACGCTGCCCCCATTGATGAGTTGCAGCCGCGGGAGCCCTGTATGCTCTGCGGTGTGCTCGACGACCAGAAGATCGCCGACGACCATCGCCTCTTGCTTGATCAGCGCCTGAAGCTGCCCAAACGAGAACTTCCCCGCGTAATCGCACAGCCCGGGCCGGTCGCACCAAATGCCGAACCGGGTCTCGACGCTCTCGGACCATTCGGCGAGGGCGTCCTCCGGCACACCGATCACCGACTCAAGCGGCGTCGCCTCGAGGTGGAGGCCCGTGTTGATGATGTTCGTGACCAGGCGCCGGATCAGTCCTCGGGCGTCCAAGTTGCGTCTGAACAGCTCCGCGGACCGTGCCCGCAGCATCCAGTAATCAGGGGTGAGTAGGCCGGTGGCACCCCACCCGTCATGGAACTTCTCGCCGTCCCACCACTGCGATTGGATCGTCGGGGCGGTAGCCAATACTACGCGTCCCGGTGCGGGTGCGGTGTGCCGCGGGAACGGGTCCGGGTGCACCGTGACCGCCGTTGGTGCGGCCTTGCGCCTGGGCCAGCCGAACATCAGTACCCCGGCACCATGTGAGTACCCCCGCCGTAGCGGCGCGCGTAGTAGCCCGCGAGCCGCTGCTCGAGCTCGTCAAGGGTTGCCCGAACGATGTTGAGTTGCTGCTTCGTCACGGTCTGCCGCGTCTGCCCCGTGTCGATGGTGTACGAGAGCACCGCCCCGGAAGAAAGCGCCAGGATGGCGGCTTCATACTGCTCGATGAGGTTCGCAGTCGCGGCAATCCGCTCCTCGAGCCATGTATCGGAGAAGGGCGTGCTCATGACGGTCTTTCGGCCCGTTTACTTGAAGAAGAGTTTTCCGGCCTCGAGTCGGTCGAAGAATGCAACCCAGTTGACCGCCTCCAGCTTCAGCTGATTGCGGCAGAGGTCCCACGAAATGATGTCGAGTGCCGCCGAGTTGTAGACCAGCAAGTCCCACAGCTCGTTACGCGTGCCAGCAGTGCGGTGCCACTCCCAACCGATGCGCTTGTTCGTGCGTTTGTCGATGCGCTCCTGTTTGCGCTCAGTGCAGAGTTCCTTCAGCTGGTCGTCAGTGCAGTCCACTGGCGCGTTAAACGAGTTCTCGCGCTGCAGGCCCTCTCCGTCCCACCGTTGGCGAATCGATGCGATCCAGCGGTCCTTGTAGAAGTCGACAGAGATCGTGAAGGCGTGCTGACCGTGCGGAGTCTGGAAGGTGCTGAACTCGCGGATCGTCGCGTTCGCGGTGGGAGTGTCGCGCCCCTTGATGGGGATGACGCCGAGCTGATACTCGGCGCAGAACAGGTAGACCTGATCCTTGAAATACCCTGAATCCACGAGGGTCAGTTGGATGCGATACTTCTTGCCGTCGTCTGCTTCCCACTCACGAGTCTCGATGATCTTCCGCAGCGCCCCCCAGGTCGCGGGATCGCTCAGCTGTTCGGTCTCACCGACTAGGCGCCAGTAGTCGATCAGGATGGCGCGTCGCCCACGCGTCCATCCGAACACCGCGACGGCCAAGTTGTCCTTGTGGACGTCGACCGCGCACGTCAGCAGGAGGACCGGGCCACCACAATGCTCAGCGGCCCACTTGTTCGGGATCTGTCCGTACCGGTACGCGGAGCGACGATGTGCAGAGACCTCGACGAACCGCGCGCGATCTCCGCGGAGCTCGAAGGTCGACCCGAGTACCTGGTTGTAGAAGACCTGATATAGCCCCAGGTCGCGGGGGCGATGCCGCTCAACGTCGAATGCTTCGAGGTACTGGACGACCTGGCCTTCCCAACTCTGCATCCCGGGTGGTGAGAGCAGTGCTGGTATGTGATAGCTGCGGAACTGCGAACGTTTTGGCTCGGCGGTTGGCCTCCACTCCGCGCCCTCGTCGGACGACAACAAACGCTCCTTGTCGTTGTTGGCGTGCTCGAATCCGCACTCGGAGCACACATACCTGACGGACCCGGGAACGAGTCGCCCTTTCTCGGTGTCCCAGATGATGCCGGATTTGACGCCGTCCTCGCTGACTCGCTCCCACTTCAGGGTCTGTGGGGCGCCACATCGCAGGCAGCGGACGAAATATTTGCGTTGGTCGCCGGTCAGGAACAGCGACTCAATCTGACTCTGCCCCTGAATCGTCGGCGATGAGACGTAGCATATCTTCCTCACCGACTCGTATGCCGCAGCCCGCTTACAAAGGATCCGGACTGGATCGCCCTCGTTCTTCGCGTTCAGCGGGTAGGCGTCGACCTCGTCGAGCAGCAGCAACAGCGCCGGCTGCTGTCGGAACTTGTTCGGGTTCTGCGCTCCGATCGGGAGCAGGCATCCGCCTCCGACCCACTCGACCTTCTTCGACGTGCGACCTGTCTTCCGGGCGTTGCCGACGTCGCTGGACTTCACGAGCTCGTCGAGCCCGGAGTGGTGGATCATCGGCAGGATGTTCGACTCCAGCCGAATCTGAGCCATATCGGCATCACCGGTGACCCACATCGTGGGGGCGGTGCGTACCTCGTCGATGTAGTAGCCGAGCGCGTTCTCGAGGATCGCGGTGGTAGCGCCGATCTGGACGCCCTTCATCACCGCGACTTCGCGGACTGGGGAATCAGGCCCGAGGCAGTCGACGATCTCCCGCATGTACGGGACCAAGTCCCAACGGAAAAACCCCGGATAGGGGGTCACCGAGTCGGGGAGGTACCGCCGTTGCTCCGCCCACTCGCTCGGCGTACGCACCTCGGTTTCGACAGGCAGCGACTCGAACTGCTTGGCGAACCACACACGTTCGTCTATCGTCACACACACGGGGCGCGCGTTCACCACCTCGATCTCTGCCACGCCCTACGCCTCTCGGAGCACCTTCGCGACCGCGGACCACGTGGCCCGCAGCTCGGCGCCCATGATCTCGCGGGCCACCCGTCTGATCTCCTCGATGGGCTTCCCGCCGTCGTGCATGTCGATGACTCGGGCCGCCACGGTGTCTGGCACCGGCTTGGCTAGGTGCCGGCTGAGCTTCTCCAGCGCCCCCATAACGTGCGTCTGGACGAGCTCCCGCGTGATGACTGAGCCCTCTTCGCGTCGGTGCTTGTCGTCGCGCTCACGGATCTGAGCGATGGTTGAGACCGCCTTCACGACGCTCTCGAACTGCCCCATAGTCCCATACTCGCGGGCGATGCGCTCGAGCGTCATGCTGGCGAAGAACTCGGCATCCTTGGCGGATAGCCCCAGGTCGAGCGACTCGATAGCCTCGACGGCGCTGGCCAGGTCAGGATCGGTATCCTGCCTGGACGTGCCCCCCGCGGCTTTGGGCTGCCCCACGCGTTTGCGGCCGCGGGGTTTGCTCTTAGCAGGCTTCGCGGAGACCTTCTTGGCCCGGGGCTTGGCCCTGGGTGGCACCTCGACACCGTGGCTGGCCAGATACTCCACCGCCGCCGGGTGGTCGAGGTCGACCTTGTCCCGGACGCAGGCTGGCGCGAGCTTGCCGCGATTGCACAGCTTGGTGACCGCGGGCTGAGATACACCGGCCCGACGCGCGAGCTCGGTGCGGGAGATCAGGCGGCGGCGCGGCATGCGGAGGTTCAGTCGGGCGCACAGGCGCGGCGGTGACGGGAGCGGTGCAACTTAACCGCCTTCGCGTGCGCCAACGCGCGCGCGTTGGATCGCGCGTTGGCGCAGAAAGCCGGGGCCGTGGCTGCGCTGGAGAGGTTAAGTGTGAACGAAACATCACACGTTGCCCTCGGGGTGCG